TTCGTCTTGATAATAGCCCAGGCGGACCATGACCCCGTTGGCGTAGTCGCCTTTGTGCGGGGCGGAAATGGTCAAAGTCGGCTCGTCATCCGGCCCCAGGGCGGCCGGCCAGGGGCCGCCCATCATCGCCACCAATAGGGTTTCGGCCATTTGCCGGGGCGTGGCCCCGGGGGCCAGGTAGGCCCGATAACGGGTATTGCCCACACAAAGCGTGACAACCCCGCCATCTTGGCAAACGCCGCCAAAGGTCAAAGCCACTTTGGCCGGGGCCCCCTCCGGCTCGGGCACGGCCAGGAAATGGGCCTCGGTGCTGGTGTTGCCGGCGAACCAGGCCCGGGCCTGGGCGGCCAGGAGGGAAGCATGGCCGAAAACCACGGCCGCCTGGGCCGCGCTGGTCAGACGGATCGGCTTGGCCGGGGCATCGGCCGTCTTGGCATGGCCCATTATCAGCACCCGCCAGGGCATCCCCGGCGCGAACATGGCGGCCTGGCTGGGGTCGATTTCGCAATAAACCAGGGGCACCCGCCAGTTTTCGGGAATCTCGTTGAAACTCATGGCCATGATTTAGGCTCCTTTCCGAGTATTCCGGGGTGGCGCGGCCCCCCCGAGCCCCCCATTATTCTCAACCGATTGCTCCGCAATCGGAGGCGCGGCCTCAAGCTGAGCTATGGGGTCAGGGGCCCCCGGTTGAGGCCGCGCCTCCCCCTGCGGGGTTTGGGGCGGAGCCCCAAGGGTCTCCACTCGCTCGACCACGCCGTCAGCCAGACGCGACCGCCAGTAAGGCGAATCAACCACCCGGCGGCCTTCCGGGGGCAGCGGGGTCGGCGGGGTCTGGGCCGGGTCCAGCACTCTCCGGCCCGGCTTGGGCTTCAAGATCAGGGTATTCATCGGCGATCCTCCAATAGTCGTTGGCCTTAATTATTCCGCGCCCGCCTAAATCCCATTCGGCCGCGCCGACCGGGGCCGGGCAAAGTTTGAAATCCAGTTCCGTGTTGGGCGGCAGCTCCCAGGCCACTTCAACGGCGAAACGTATGACGGCCAGGGATATGCCGCCGCCCTGTGGCCCGCCCCGCCACAAGGGCCGCACGTCTTGCATTTCCAAAGGGTTCATAGGCAGGCCCAAGGTTTGGTTGGCCAAGGCCAGGCGCACGGCTTCGATCAGTTGATACAACCCGACCACGCCGGGGCCGCCCCGGCGAAGCTCCTCAGGCTTATAACTCTTGGCCAGGGCGAAGACGGCCCAGGCCATGCGGCTTACAAACATTTGCCCGTCATGCCGGCCGGTCTCGCCCTCATAGGCCACGAAAAGGGCCGGGGCTTTTGCGGCGGCCTGGGCCATCTCCTCGGGGTTTTCAAACTGGCCGCCGTAACCGTCAATCAGCTTGACGCTGAAGGGCCAACGATAACCTGAACGGACCGGGGCTTGAGTGTGATATTTAAGCCGCTCGACCATGGCTGTTTCTATGTCAATTATGGGCGCGATCATTTTTGGCCGTAGCTTAAATTCCAGAAATAATTTTCAACGATTTTCATAATGGCCGCCTCATCCTTGGCCGAGACGCCCAGGACCGGCCGGGCCGGGATTGCTATGGTGTGAGCGCCCACCTTGACTTCCTGGGCGAAGTTGCTTTGCTTGCGCTTGACGAAGCCGCGCTTAAGGTTGCCGGCTTTGTCGGCCTTGCGATACAGGGTCTGCCGGCGTTCATCCATTTTTATCAAGGCTCCGAATTGATGGGTGGCGGCATAGGCTATGGACTCGCCCGTCCCGCCCATGGAGATGGTCACCTGGTCCGATTCCGCTTGATAGTGCAGGGACCGGGCCAGCCAGCCCTTGCGGCGCAAAATGTTTTCTTCGCCGTAACCCTTCTTCAAGCGCTGTTTAACTGTGCTGGCGGCCAGAGCCGCCCAGGGTTCCCCGCTCGGGGCCTCGTGCGTCTCGAAACGCTCCTGGCTGCTCTGCAACAACTCGGCCCCGATCTCTTCCATTAGCGGGGTCAAATCGCTTAGGGCGGCCTGGAGGCGCTCAATAAAGCCGGCCATGGCCTGGAAGTTATATTGCAAGGATACGCCGACCACGGTCAAAAACCTTTCAATCCGCCGCCTGTCCGCCTGCGCGGCGGCCTGGGGCCGAGGCCGGAAACATTGTCGGCCATATTAAAAACCTTTCAATCCGCCGAAGACCCGGCCCGGCCCAACAATCTCCACTTCGCCGGCCCAGGCGGGCGTTTCTTCCGCGCCCTCCAACATCAAGTCGCCTTCGGCCGCGTCCCGCAACTCGGCCAGGGTGCGCTCGTAATTTGCCTTAACCTGGTCCGGGGCGTCGTGGGGCTGTAAAAACCACCTGGCCAAATCGCAGGCCCACCTTGTAACCAGGGGCGGCACCGGGTCAAGCGGCACCGTGTAACGCTTGGCCAGGTAGCCGTGGATAAGATTTACCGCGTCGCGGATGGCCGCGGCGGCCCGGATTTTATCCACGGCCCCGGTCAGGTTGTCGCGGTCGGTGAGCTGGATTATCTCCAGCTCGCCGAACCGCTTGACCAGGTCATTGACTGTGGCGTAGCTCATTTGGCGGGCTTGCCCTTCGGGGGCTCGCCCCCCGAACCCCCGCCAGGGGCCGCCGGCTCCTGGCCCCCATTGTCTGGCTCGGCCTTGGGTTCGGGGTCGGCCACGCCTTCCTCCACCGCCAGGTTTTTCTCGGCCTTGAGGGCCTTGATCTGCTCCGGCGTGAACTGGCCGTCGGGGTAAACCTGGGTGTCGTAATGGGCCATCCCGGCCCGGCGGAAGCCTTGTTTCTTGGCGGTTATCTTGATTCCCATGTTTAGCTCCTGGCCAGCCAAGGCGTCATAAGTATTTCGGCGGAGCCGGCCCATTCGTTGGTGGCCCCGGCGTCGTTGCGGTCATTGACCAGGATTTTGCGGGCCGCGCCTTCCAGGTTCGGCGGAATGACCAGGAGGTCGGGAATGAGGCCCAGGGGTTCATCCACGTCCGAAACGTAACTGAGCATCATGGCCCGGGCCGCCGCATAGTTGGCCGGGGTGAGGGGTTGCTTGCTGGCGATGGCCATCTGCCAAAAGCCGTAACCGACATTGACCCGGGAGGAGACGCCGTAGAGATATTCCTCGCGCATGAAGACGTTGTCGTCTTCCGGCTTGTCTTTATAGACAAACTCGTATTCCCGGCGCTTCTGGAAGATCAAGGGCTTCAAGGGCCGCTTGGTGCACATCAAAAACCAGGGCGTCCCGCCGCCGCCCAGGTAATTGGAGACCGAGCGTTCCTGGCCCTGGGGGCCGACCGGGTGGTCCTGGTCGAAAAAGGGCTGGCCGTCATAGCAGAGTTTATCGAAGCCGTCCAAGAGCAGCCCGAAGACCAAGGTGTCGGGGTGGGTGCCGGCGGCCCGGCCAAGTTCTTGCAGCAGCGGCTTGTAGATGCCCAGGGTATCGTCTTCAATGTCGTCCCGCTTGACGGCCAAGGTGCCTTCGAACTTGCGATTGACAATGGCGTAATCGGAAACGGCAAGGTTTTGAATGACCCTATCGCCCAGCCATTCCCTGATTTTGAAGGTCTGGCCCAGCCAGGGGTAGGCGTTTTCCCGGGTGGCGCTGGGGACGACGGTGGCGATTTTGTCAAAATCCTTAGGCGCCCCGTTGAAGGCGTTTTGGAAATCCGTCCGAAAGCCGACCAGCATGGCGGCCAGGGCCGCCTGGTTGATTATCATATGTATAACTCCTTGCGCTTGAGGCGCTGCGCCTGAGGCGCTTCAAATTTCCGCCGACCTGGGTCCAGGGCTCAGCCCTGGAGATCGACCCAGGCTTGGCCATCCCGAATGTCAACCAGGAGGCCGGCCTGAAGGGAACCCACGCCGTAGCCCGGGCTGGAGGTGACGGTGCAATCGTCCGCCATAAAGACTGTGGTCCCGATGAGGCCCGGGTTTATGCTGCCGTCGAAATCCAGGCCGACCACGGTTCTTTCGACCTTGACCGAGGCCTCCCCGTCCACGCCATCCCGGTTGTCCACGGTCTCGGCGGCCAAGCAAGCGAACCGGCCCATCTCCGAGCCTTCAGGGAATGTCGAGGCCGGCGCCAGGAAGTCGCCGCCGGGCAGTAAGCCGACTATGGAGCCGGCGAAAACCCTCATGCCGGCGGCCAGGGGGAAGACAAAATCCCGGCCGTCACGGCGCTTGGTGTCTCGGTCATGGTTAAGCCTGGCCACGGCTCACCTCCTGGCTTTTGCGGGATTTGATGTAATCGGCCTCGGAAATTTCCAGCTGCTTGCAGACGGCCCGCTCCTCATCGCTCAGGGCCGAGCCGCCCGGCTTGAGGTTGCCGGGCGAATACGCGCCGCCGGTGACGATGACCGGGGCGGTCTTGATGTAGGCGGCGAAGCCTTCCGGGTCTTGGGCCGCGTAATTGATGGCCCAGGCCAACATGCCCGGGGCGATCTTGCCGGCGCTAAGGGCCGCGTGAACCACCTTCTCGGCCTTGTTTTTCGCCACTTCGGCTTCCAGGATGGCCAGGCGGCCGCCCATTTCGATTATGGTTTTGTTGGCGGCCGCCTGGCTGCCGCCCGCCAGGGCCGAGCCCTGGCCCCGAGCCGGCAGGCTGTGATTCCGGGCGGGGGCCGCGGGCCGAGCCGGAAGGCGGGGGGAATTTTGGTCCAGCCCCCCGGTCTCGCCTTGGGCCGCGTCGATCAAATTATCCACGGCCGCCTTCAACTCCGCCTCGGCCTCGCCAAGGCCGCCATCCCCATCAGCCAGGCCGTCGCTATTGGCGGCCGCGCCGCCATCTTTTAGGCTTTGCACGGCCGAGAAAATTTTTTCCTGGCTGGCCGTCTCGGCCAGGCCCAGGAGCGCGGCCAGCTGTTTCAAAAATTCGTCCATACTCGCTCCTTGCTTGTTAAGCGCTTTAAGTTGCAGATTGGGCTGGGCCACCAAGGCGGCGGAATCCAGCCGTTCCAGAACTCCGCCGTCTTTGCTGTAAACAAAGACCGGCGATATATAGCGGTATTCCCGGGCCGCGACTAAAGCGGCCCCGCGTTTGGTCCATTCCACCCGGCCCCATATGCCGTCGGCCCGGCTTTGCAGTTCCTTGATCCAGCCGGCGGCCGGGGCCGGCTGGCCG